GATGTTCATCAACCAAATGTAGAATCAGGCTCCAGAGCAATATGATAAGTCACATCAAACCCAGTATTCTTGAATCGTGACAAAAGTTTACGGGAAATAACTACTTCATAAGAACCAGGGAGGATCTTGATATTTTCTACTTTAAAGTTGAAAGAGAAAGTTTCATCAGTCTCACCAACAATCACCGAGAAGTCATTAGAAGTATCATTCTTCTTATCACGAACAACCAATTTCACCACACCTGCTTCACCAACCACAGACAGGTCAGGAAGTTGATAAACAGCAGCAGCTTTAAGCAGTTTATCAAGTTCTTTGGTATCAAGAAGGAAACAAACATCTTCACTCGGTAGAACAATATCTTTTTCAGGAGGAGTAATGATTACATTAGGATCCGCAAAGAAATACTTGGAACGAGACTTACCTTCTTTGATAACCACATAACCATCGTTCTGAAAATCCAGCTCAGCATTCTGATGGAGGTTAAGACCATTCAGGAACTGATTCAGATCATAGATACCAAAGTCTTTCGGTAGTTCTTCTTCAATTGTCGCCTCTGCAAGAATGTTCTTCATTACAGAAATAGTGCGAAGACTGCTTCCTTCCTTAAACAGGATAGACTGGTTAATAGAAGAAAAGTTCTTCAGTAGAGTCAGAGTTTTATCAGAGAGTTTCATAATAATCAGCGAAATTCAGTAAGACCGTTATCTTTGCGAGTATAGTGACCATCAAAATGAAGCAAGAGCATAGCATAATGAATCACTTTCATCAAGTCACGCTTATTGCGACCATCTTTATCGCCATAGCGACTTCCATACTTCAGAATGTTTGCCTGACAGAAACCCGGGGCAAGGTCTTTTGCTGCCATCAAGTCAATAGTTTGAATATCTTGATACTCATGGTTGTGGCCACAGTAATGACTACCATAAGTGCTAGTCACATAGTCTTCAACATCTTTGAGAATTTTATCTTCATTATATTTCCAAAGATGATTAGTTGGTTTGTTCATACTCACAGGTGTTTTTTTAATGTCAATAGTGTCATTAGAGTTTAGAGAAAAAGTAAACTCATTATAAGGATTCTCGTCCATAATAAAAAGAGGAGATAGTTTTATCTCCCCATATTCTATCAGAAAGGATGAGGAGAGTCAATTCCAGGATTGATATCTACCTTTTCAGTTGGCATCTTAAAGTCAGCATCCACTTTATCATAGAGCTCCAAGAATGCTTGCTTAGTTTCGTCATCAAAACGGTTCACACACACTTGGATTGCCTTTGCCTTATCTTGGAAGATGCTGTAGGCACGGATGATGTGGACCAGGCGTCGGGTGCTGATGATTTCCTCAATGCCACCATCATAGAAGGTCTTGCGGATGATGTCCGCCCAGTCTACCAGGCGCTTACAGAAGTCGCGATCCTCCACGCCAAGGTCCAGAGCGATGCCTTCAAGGATCTTCTGCTCGGTTGCAGGGGCAGGATAAGACTGCTCAAAGGTCACTGGGAAGCGTTCCAGGAACGCCTCGTTAAGGACGTTGGTGCCGATGAAGCGGCCATCATCAGAACCCTTACCTTTCGTGTTTGCGGTGGCAATCACGTTGAATCCAGCAGCAGGTTTTACCCAACGACCAATCTTTTTCAGGAAGACACCCTTTCCTTCAAGAATAGACTGGAGACACAGAATCTTGTTGGAAGCAAGGTCAATCTCATCAAGCAACAGAACAGCACCACGTTCAAGTGCTTCAATCACAGGACCATTGTGCCAAACGGTATCACCATTCACAAGACGGAAACCACCAATCAAATCATCCTCATCGGTTTCAATGGTGATGTTAACACGAATCATTTCACGTTTCAGTTGAGCGCAAGCTTGCTCCACTGAGAACGTTTTACCATTACCCGAAAGACCCGTAATAAACGTAGGATAGAAAAGACGGGACTGAATAATCTTTTTAACATCAGCAAAGTTACCAAACTTGACGAAGGTATCATCTTTATCGGGAATGAGATTTTGTTCGATAGGGGGAACCACAGAGGGTGCTTGATAAGTACGTTCGATTTCTTCTACCTTTTGTTGAGTGACTTCAAGATTCCATTTGCCACGACCGACTTTAAATTGGTCCAATTTCTTAGTAACAGTTTGATAGTTAGCATCATTCAGAGTACACCAGGCACGAATATCAGCACCTGTGATGATATTCCCATACAGGTTCTGGAGGGAAGTGCGGATGTAGTCGGAGGAGAGTGCCATTCGTTTGTTTCGTTTCAACATAGTCATTATAGACCAAAAAGGGGTCCTCCTGGGACCCCTATGGTCAGTTCGCCAACTGGTTCTTGAGTTCTCTCAAATACTCTTCACTTGCAATATGGCCAGTGTACCCTGGGTAATACTTATTAACTAAAGCAGGGATACCCATAGCAGTTATGCTGCTATTACACTTAATCCATACTTCTTTTGTATCGTATTTTACTACGTGGTCAAATGGAAATTTAGTCTTCATAAGTAAATGTTTTGTTCTTAACTTTTGTATCAAATTCCCCTGTTCTACCAGGTTTCATTTTACCAACTTTAACACGCTTACCTTCTCCAGGCCAAGATTTATTGGTTCCTACTAATTGTGCAGATCCTTTTGGTTTCTTTTGAATCAGCACAGAGTCCTGATTGTACTTTTTACCAAGTTTAGTAATTGCTTTTTTAAATGCCCTTTTCCCTTTTTTTCCAGAAGAAACTACATGCGATTTCTCACCAACTTTCTTCTCTTGAGGAGTTCCCGGATTTTCAGTATATCTACCAGATACTTTAGTGGGTCCTGGAAGACCAGCACCTCTAACATCTTTCTCTAGTTGTTTTGAACGTGCTTTATTCTCTTTCTTAGTTTTATCTCCTCTTTGGGCAGACATAATTGCCATACCACCTTTTTCCGATTTTGAGCGAACTCTATTCAGAGAAGTTTCTTGAATAGAGTAACACTCTACAATAAATTCTTGGAATGTCTTCATGCTACTAAAGAAATAAATTCTCCTAATACTTTTTTATTTAGTTTTTTGGTTTTAAGAGACTTTACAAAAGCAGATTTGATTTGAGACTTGGTTGCACATTCAGAAACTTCAAACTCCGTATCCTGTGAAAGTGCAGTTGCAGACATTCCAAAATATGCATCATAACCAGACTTTGTGATAGTAAAACTCTTCACCTTTTTCCAATCGCTTTGAATTTTTTCATACTGTTTGTCGAGTTGAGAATGATACATTTGAACAAACCGACTGAAGTTGCGACTTTCAAGAACACGAATACCGATAAAGTTCATAGAAGAGAACTTATCCTTCAGGTTCCTGAGGAGAACATCAGTGAACTCATGATAACCATATCCAATTTGATAGGTAGTTCCAAGTTTACGATCACGAAGAAATGTGCTCATAGGATTGATATATCCAGTTCCAATAAATGGTTTCTTTTCCCACTGACGTTTGACTTCTTTATGATGAACGAGTTGATTTGCTTCACCATCAGTAAGAACAATACACTGAACTTTTTGAAGTTTGTTTTCTTTTTGAAACTTAGGAAGGATTTGATGAAGAGTAATAAGTGCTTCATTCAAAGGAGTTCCAGAAAGTCCAAGACGATTGGAGTAAGTATAAGGAGAACTATAAGTCCTACCAAAACAATAAGCAAGACGCCAAATGTTAAGCATTTGATGTTCGAGAACACTACCAGAAACTTTACTGGTGAGAATATTCATCATAGCAAAGGTTTCGTCTACAACAAGGAGACCATCTTTCTTTTGATAATGAGGAGTGCGGTCAGCAGCTAGATAACGATCATTCTCATAATCATACTCACCTCGCCGCCATTCATTCGTGAAGGCATAAACTTCAAAAGGAATAGATACTTTCTTACAGAACCAAACAAGATTGAAAAGTTGCTTGCAAGTATCAAGCATTACATCACACATAGAACCACTCCAGTCCAGTACAAACACCAGACCGTGATTCTTTCCATCAGGAATGACAGAGACTTTCTTAAAGAGATCCTCATTGTATTTGTAAGTATGAAGACGCGAAGTATCAAGAATACCTGTACGAGCAGTTGAAGCACGAGCATACTGATCTGCTGCCTTACGACACTCAAACTCTTTCACAAGATAGTTTACTTCCTTTTGAGCGGAAGACTTGAACTTCTTAAAGTCAATATCAGATTCTTTGTAAAGGTTTACTGGTTGATACCCTTTATCCTTTGCGTGATCGTTGTGAATTTTTTGTTGATGAGAAAATGAATCATCAATATCTTTATGAACCTCAGAGTTCTTGCCAATGATGGTATCAAGATTTACTTGAGGAACTTCAATATAAACATTTTCATAAGAATTATTATCAACAAGATCACGAATCTTATCTTCAAGAGATTCTGCAGTACGAACTTCAGGTTCATCCTGAATCTCAGAAGAATTTACTGGAGTTTCATCACCTTTAGCCGTTCCACCATAAGATTCATTATCTGAAGAGTTATTGCCCTCACCTTCTTTTTCCGAAGAAGAGTCATTGGTTTCTACAGATTCTCCTTGGGGAGATTGGGAGTTTCCTTTCATCTCATGAGAATCAAAATCAGAAACTTTCTGCTGTTGTTCTTTTTCTTTTTTACAATACTTATAGAGTTCTTCAGCAGCAATCAGTGAATCTGCAAAACTTTCACAAGCACTAATCAGATTAATAATTTCTTGCTCTTCGGGTTTGAAATCAAGTGTAATGAAATTACCAATCTTAAAGTAAAGATTAGCACGATCTGCAAGATTGAAAGTAGAAATATCCTCATCTCCAAGTTGGAAGAAATCTTCTTCGTTCAGTTCTTTGTAACCATTGAAGAAAGTCTTGGCAAGACCAGCATACTTGCGCTTCATCAGTTTCTCAATGCGAGCATCCTCAACCACATTCACAAACTGCTGAGGAACCTTTGCAGTCTCAGTCCAATCCTCATCTGGGGTAAAAAGTGCGTGTCCTACCTCATGACCCACCAAAAGATCATACACAAGTCCACTTGCCTTTTCCCACAAAGGAAGTGTCAGAACACGAGTATGAACGTTAAAGCAGGCAGTAGATACTTTCTTGTGCTCCACCACAAGATCTTCAGTAGCAAGCAGTTTAGCAAGTTGGGACTTAATTTCGTAGGAGACTGCCATCGGTTTCGTTTCGTATGAGACCATCATAAAACGAAAGGTCGCCTTTTGGGCGACCCATGTGACGCTTTTTGAACTGGGCGAGTCGTGCTTTTGCTTGTCGAAGTGCTTGTGGTTTAAGTTTTCGTTTCTGTTCTTTCTTGGAATGATGTTTCCAGTTTGGGACTTGCATTGTTCTTAGGTGGTTTAGGCTACCATACGCGAAAAACCTTTGACTTTCTCAAACCTTATGACACTTTCAAATCTGTCCTCTAGTCCCGTCTTATGCGAAATGACAAAAATATTTGCATCCTTAATCACATAACGAATAATCTTAAGGAACTCTTCTGTACCAAATCCATCGAGTGAACTATCAAACACTTCATCCATAATTAATAGATTTGTGCTAACTGAATTCTTCATCCTTGCAACTTCTCTCCAAGTAAAGAGTAGTGCAAGGTCGATTCTCATTTTTTCACCTTCACTAAAAGAAGCATATGAGAAATCTTCGTGAATAGGTGACTGGACGGTTTCGTTAAACTCCTCATCAAGTGTGAAGTTAATATAGAAATCCATCATCTGAAGATAACGGTTAACTTGCTGATTTATCAGCGGTAGATACTTCTTAATGATTTTGGATTTTACTCCACCGTCTTTAAGCAAACTATATCTCCTTCGACAGAGTATTAAATTGACGCTCTCGCTCCTCTTCCTCTTTAATTGCCTCCTCTAGTTCTTTATAACCAGATTGCAACTCCTTTGCTTTAGATTGAGCGTCGTTAATTCTATTTATTCTGAAGACCTCTTCGATAGACTGAGTGCAGGTGGGGCATACCGTATTTTCAGTAAAAAACTTATGTTCTTTAGTAATGGTAGATACTTTTTGAGAAATCTTACCTTTTAGATTTCCCAACTTACGAAGTTTTTCTGCATACCCAACCAGTTTATCTTGCTCTCTAATATACTCATAAAGAGGTTCTTCCAGAGAACAATTTTCATTCATATGTTGGTGAATTTCTTTATCTAAATCGGAAATTTTTCGATTATTAGTATCAATACTTTCTTTTCCGCGATTCTCAAGTTCCTCAATAAACTCTTGCTGCATCTTAACTTTATCAAGGAGAGATTCTTTTTTCAATTCAAGAACTTTAACTTCTTCTTTTGACTGACGAATCTTTTCCTTGATTACCATATTCATTGAAGAAAAAATCTTAATATCAAGAAGATCCTCAATCACTTCTCTACGATTAGCAGCAGAAAGTTGCATAAAAGGAACAAAGGTACTTGAACCAAGAATTACAATCTGAGTAAAAGATTTATAATTCATCTTAAGAACGTTTTGCTCCAACCACTTCTGCTGATCTAAAGCAGCCGCAGATTGATCGAGAGCAGTATCATTTCTCCAAATTTCAAAGAGTGCTGGTTTAATTCCTCTTACAACTTTCCACTCAGTATTTCCAATAGAAAACTCAACCTCTACTCTACAGTCTTTTTCATTAACTGAGTTGATAAGTTGTGGTTTATTAATCTTACGGAAAGGTTTACCAAACAAAGAAAAAGTTAGTGCATCAAGAACTGTACTTTTACCGGCTCCATTTGTACCAACAATTAGATTGGTTTTATTTTTGGTGAAATCAACTTCAGTATACTGATTACCAGTAGAAAGAAAATTCTTCCATTTAATAGTTTTAAATAAAATCATGACTAGAATTACTTGGAGGTATTACAATATCATCAGGTGTAATAAGAGTGTATTGATATCCGTGCATTTCGCATGTTTTTATCATCACCTCATCTTCAATTTCAATCACATGCATTTCAGGATATCCATCCTCTTCTAGCATCATAGCATATCTTACAGCATCATCCTCTTCTTCAAAAAGATACAGAATATGCTCCCCCTCGTCATCCAACACAGAGTAAGCACCTTCAGTTTCTCTACCATTGATTGTTAGAATAAACATCAAACCAGTTCACAAGCCTCTTGATAGATTTCTTGCATCATTTTTTGAATGATTGATTTATCAAGATTAATTTCTGCCTCCTGAATATATCTATTCAAAATAGATATAGTATCCTCACTTTCAAATGCTTCAAATTCTACTGGATCTTGAATATCGAAGTTTTCAATAATCTTGAGTTCTGCGATATTAGAGGAATAAAGTTTATCAATGAACTTTTCAAACTTTTTAGTGTCTGATTTCTTACGAACAACGACCTTTACAATTTTATTCTCATACTCGCGAGTATCAAATGTTTGATGATTGGTATCCTCATAGTAAATGTTATAGAACATTTTATAAGGATTATCAACTGGAGTATGTTCTAATGTTTCAGTATCGAAGATAGTAAATCCACGAGTGTCATTTACATCAGTCCAGTAAATTTCATATGGATTACCTAAGTAAAAGACTGTTCCGTTAGTCGATCGAGTGTGATAGTGTCCCGAGAAGACACGTTCGAACTTGTCAAATAACTTGCCTTCCAAACCATGCTCCATGACGATTTGGCGATTAACTCTAAATCCTTGGAGTTCAAGGTGCCCCATCGCACACGGGCAAGTTGTCTTTTGAATAAGTTTGAGAGTGCTTTCCTCATTTTCTTGATTAATCCAGGGTATAAAAAGTGTTCTGAGTTTATCCAGCATCACTTCAGTTGGTTCTGAATATACAGTCACATTATCGTATTCGCGCAAAAGTAAATCAACTGCATTTACATTATTAGTGTTCTTATAGTAAGCAGTGTGATTTCCTACAATTGTGTGAACCTTTACTCCCATTTCTTGGAGGCGATCGTAGTAATTATTTTTAGCCCACGATAGAGCAGAGAAATCAATTCCCTTACGACTATCAAAAGTATCTCCCATATCTACAACAGCAGTAATCCCGTACTGTTCCAGCGTCGGGAAAAATACATCATTATAGAACTTTAGAAAATAATCATGAAAGAGTTTAGAATTCTTTCGTGCTCCAAAGTGTTGGTCTGTAATAATTGCTACTTTCATTCAATAGCGAAGTTTAGAGTGAACGTTATCCTTAATACTATTGTAATCGCTATAGTTGCTTCCGTCAAGGCTATTGTCATCAAACACTTCAGAGAATCCAGAACGCTCAAGGATTTTGTTTTTGATTTCTAACTGACGCTTCTCTCTTTGGATACGACGAAGGAATGCGTAGTGAATGATTTGAGTAAAGTATGCAAAAGGATTTTGTGACTTCTCAGGATTAAAGTTATGAATATACTGAACGCAATTCTCGATACCGTCAGAAATCATGTCCTCTTTGAACATGTAGTTGACAAAATTTGGTTTAAATGATAGATGATTGGCAATCTTCAAGAAGCACTCCCCAATGTAGCGAGGAATGGGAGGCTTTGGTTTTCCTTGAATTAATGCAATCTCTTTATCTTCACGATACTTAATCAGTGCAGCAAGAAACTCTTTATTGTTAACATAATGCTCTGACCTCTTTCTTTTGGTCATGACTGCTGTGGTTATCATAAGTTTTTATCATTATTATGTAGAGATTATAACACTTTCGAATATAGTTGACAAGGTATCTAAAAGTTGGTACAATAACCCTTGTCCGGGTTGATAAGATAAGGCTTAGCTATTCTTATAAAGCTTCTCTAGAATCTCTTTAGCATCATTAACATTTGATATGTAACCCATTCTACGATTAATCTTTGATTGCTTCGAAGATTCTTTATTTGCCTGACGTATATAAGATTGATACATCATAATCATTTCAATATCAGAAGATTCGGAAAGAGTAAGCACATCTTCTAGATTGATTATAAACATATCTTCTTTGGTTGTTTTTAACCAGGGTTCTAATTTATATCCAACAACATTTGTCCTACTCTTTATTTCACAAATAGTAATTGGATTTGAAATAATTAGAATGGTTCTATCTTCTTCCTCAGAAGCTGCAACCTTGGCAAATATCTCTTCTCCACTTTTTAATTTTATAGTGGCATAAAAGTCTTCTTCAATTCCCATTTTTCTTAAGTTGTACGGTGATTATTTCATAGTTAAAATTTTCTTCATTATAGATTTTAATTCTTTCGATAAGATGATTTAGAGTATAATTTTTTTTAGAATTTGAAGTGCAGTCATCTGCAATATCATAAAGTGTTGCTTTTACTTTATTTTTTCCTTTTCTAAGAACTCGTCCAATGCTTTGGAGATTTCTGATTCTTGATTTGCTTGGTGAGGCGAAGATAACATTATGGAGATTTTTAATATTGATACCTGTAGAAAAAGTTCCATAGGAAGCAACAATAATTGCATTGTTTTCTCTTTCTGTTATTTCCCTAACCAATTCTCTTTCTTCAGTATCAACTCCACCGTGAATAAAAAATACTTTTCTATCACTTCGCTTATTGCTATTTATCTTCTCATAAAGAATAGCACCATGAGTTTCCACTCTTGAAAATAGAACAAGACTATTTCCTTTCATATCCAAAGAAAGATTTGTAATAAACTTATTTCTTTGTTCGTGAGAAATTAGATATTGAATTTCATCCTCATAAGTTTCGAATTTTTGAGGAGAATGTTTCAATACTATGCACTGAATATCTAATTGAGAAAGATGACCTTGTTTCATCAATTCATCAGTTCTTGTCACCTTATAAGAAGGGCCAAACAATCCCTCTAGAACCCATTTGTGAGTTTGAGTTCCGTCTAGAGTTCCTGTAAATCCAAATCTAT